CCCATCTCTCATCGCCTTCGCGCCCCGTGTGCTGCACAACACGGGCAACGCTTAGGAGACCGCAAGGGGCAGGAACTAGCTCATTCGCTGGAAAAACTCCTCTGAATGGTGCCATTTGTTCTTACTCCTTCGTTCCTAAGCGTTGCCTACGTGTTATTTATCGAATTTTAGTATTCGACTGCTGCAGCTGTTGCGCCACCAGTTGTATCACGGAGAGCTGCTGCTACACCGTTGATGCTGATGGTTGAAGTGATTGCAAGACCTTCGATACCGACCTTTGCAACACCTTCGAATGTTTCTACGAACATCTTGTAGTCGTTAGTTCCGACTAGAGATGAGTCGCGGATGATTCCAAGGTCCAAAGTTCCGCCATCTAGGAACAAGAATGTTCCTTCAGCGAATAGGTACCATGTGAATGAATCGGTGAACTCAACAAGTGCTGTTGCACCCTGAGCGCCGAATACATCTTGGTCAAGTGAGTAGCTTACGACAACGCCACGAGCAGCTAGGTAGCCGTCGATCTCTGAGTAAGCGTTCAATGTTGAATCACCAGGCATGTTTAGTGCTAGGTCAGCTGCCATTGCATCCTTAACCCATGCTGGGATAATGATGCGAAGTGATGCGTCAGCTTCTAGACGGTGACGTGAACGGTAAGCAGTTGCTGCGCGACCAACCTGTACTAGGAAGTCACGACCGAAACCGATTAGTGAAGAAGTTGTAACAGCTGTTGAACCAGCTGCAATCTTCGCTAGAAGGTTTTGCTCTGCCTCACGTGCGTGCTGAATAAGACCAAGCTCGTTGTGACGAGCGATCAACTCAGGATATGCACGAGTTGCAAGGTTACCGAACTGCATCTGTAGAGTAACAGCGTCAGTTGCGACTGTTGTCTCAGATGCTGCTGCCACTGTCAAACTTGCCTTAGCAGCAGGGTTTGGAGTGGTTGCTGCATCGTTTGCTGCAGTCCATACACCGACAGCGTTTGCATAGTCAGTTAGAACTGGTGGAACGATGTAGCGGATACCACCACGGTCAGCTTGGAAACGAGGAAGTGCGTCACGTACTGGACGTGCTGTAGTTCCTAGTCCGAAGATGTCGTAGCGAACCTCGAATGGTGCGACGTGTCCACCAGCAGCCACAATGGCTTCTGGAGAGACAACTTTTTGGATCTTTGCCCAGTTAGCTTCAGCATCTGTTGAAAGAGTGCGCTCTTCTGGGAAAGAGGTAGAGACGGATGCAACAATGTGTTGTTCTCCATCTCCGCCGTTTACACGGCGTAGAGCATGGATGCGCTTTGAAAAAGCTTCAGCTACATCGTCCATGCTTGAAAGCGGGCTGCCAGCTGTTAGGCCAGGAATGTCAGCACCTGCCGTGATTGCCACGGGAGCGGCTGATACCTGAGCTACAGGACGGCGGTCCGCTGGGACCTCTGGTGTGAGGTCGTCTGCATTTGCAGCGGCGGTCACGGGTGCCTCCATAGTTTCCTGAACCACAACTGGTTCATTTGTTTGGGTTTCTTGAATTGAAGCCTCTGCGCCATCGGCGACATCGGCTGCTGCATCTGCTGCATCATCGGATGCTGCATCTGCATCTGCATCAGAAGCAGGTGCTTCCTCTGCTACATCTGCTGAAGCCTCTGCAGCAGGTGCTGCTTCCTCTTCTGCTGATGCGGTAACTACTTGTGCCTCTGTAGCAACTGGTGCTACTTCAGCTGTCTCGGTTGTCTCAGTTGAGAGCTCGACGGTCTTCTCAGACTCTGTTGACGCTTCGGTCATTGGCTTTTTCTCCTCTTCCTTCTCTTTTTCTGCATCTGTTTCAGCAACAGGTGCTTCTTCAGCTGCAGGTGCGGAATCGGCAGGAGCAGCAGGAACTTCTTCAGCAGGAGCTGGAGCTTCTTCCTTCTTTTCCTCTTCCATTACAGGTGCAGCCATTTCAGGAGACTTTTCCATATCGGTGTCTCCTTCTTTAGCTTCATCTGATTCTGGCATTTCGCCATCTTCCTTCTTGTCGTCGCCGTAAACACGGGACGCGGCCTCAGCGGCCCGCTGGGCGAGCTCCTGAACTGCGGCTTCGCGCTGCTTTAGCTCAGTGCGAACTGAATCAAGCATGTCGGCGAGCGACTTCATAGCGTCAACTGTCTCAGGAGTGATGTCTGATTTCTCAACCGATTCGAATTCGCTGATGATTGTCTGTTGAAGATCGGCAAGCTTATCGCTGTCGAGTTCAGACAGAGAATCCATCATTTCTGTGATTCGGTCCACTGTCCCTCCTTGGGCAGTTGTGTAGAACAAAACAATAGTTCTATCGCTGATTTAGTCGAGGCCGAGGGACTCCGAGAAACGCAATAAATGCGTGGAGGCACTCCACCTAGTTATAAATGGTACAACCACTTATAAAAGGTGATTGGACGGAAAACGCCGTGTTTCTGTCCTTTATGTTAAAAGTCTTAAAAGCTTCGCCATCTGGCTGGAAATCTCTGATTGGTTGTAGAGCTCGCTACCAGACATGAACTTCTTTAGCTCCGCTGTGGCGATATCGGCATCCTCATCGCCAATCTTGTCTTCGACCCTAGTAATCATATTTTTCATTAGCTTACGTAGGGCTGGGGGTACATCAGAGAATCTAATCTTTTCAGCATCTTGACCGAACCCAAATGGGAGGTTAGCAATAACCTTTCCAAGCTCTGCTGAACTAGTACGAATGTTCTCTAAAGCTTCAGGATTCAACGCTTTTGCGTCCAATCGGTCAATAATTCCAATTAAATCGTCAGCTGCTTTGGATGCTTTTCCGTAGTCTCCCGCATTATCAAGATTTTCGGCTTCTTCAACCTTTTCGATAACTCGGTCTAACCCAGCAGTACCTAGGTCAGATTTGAGTCGAGCTAGGACTTGACGGAATTTACCTCCAGCGTCACGAGGTTGAGTCTTTGGGGTGTATTTAGCCCGCTCTTCTTCTTCCTTATTTCGAGTGGCTTTTTCCAGCTTAAGAGCTTTTACCTCTTCGTCAGTTAAACCCTCGAGTTCTGGGTCAATTTTAAAAAGTGCTTCTGATTTTTCAGAATTATCATTTTTTGACTCTGCAGAAGCCAACACCGCTTGAGCAGTAGAAATGGCTTCTCTCATTTTAGAAGCTGTATCGTCACTATTTGTAGTCACTATTAGTCCTTAATTTCACTATCAGAAGTTTGAAGTTTTGCTGCAGCAGATATAGCTCTTTCTCGGAAGCTATCTACATCAATAGAAGCAGCTGCCCACTTTTGTGGAATTAAAGTCTCTTTACCAAGAGCCTTTGCTCGCTTCATAATGTGCTTTTGAACAAGACCACGCTTTCCAGCCTTAGCACGTCCATAAGCTTGAATTGCATTACGAAGGTCGGTTACATTGCGGATTGGGAATGAACCATCCTTAAGAGCCTTGCCCTCTTCAGCAAGTTTTTGACGCTCACGGCGAGTAACAACTGACATCTCTGCTTCAGGATTCTCATCGAACATTTGAAGCATGTACTCTGAAACAGCCTCTGCTTCTGCTTTAGCACTGGCTACACGAGCTGAAAATTCAGCCATTTTTCCAGATAGAGCAGCAGCCTCTGCACTCTTGTGGATTGCTTCAAGGGCATCAATCTTTGAATTAATCTCAGCGATTGGGTCATGCTTAAGCTGAGCAAGTACATTTGCACCTGCAGCAACAAGAGCCATAACCTGACCTGATGCGACACGAGCACGTGCGATTGGGAATCCTGGAACGTTTACTTGGCAAACAGCAACCAACTCAAGGTGTCCCTTGATTGGTCGCCAGTCACCTGATGGAGCTGATGCACGAGCGGCTCTAATTTGCTCGGGGGTTGTGCCAGGGCGTAGAGCACCTGAAACCCAAATTCCGTAAGCATCTTCACCTGCGTGCACGTCTGCGAATGCTGATGCAGTGTCATCGTAGTGACGAACTGCTTCTTCAGCAGAAGCTTCTAGACCAGCGTGACCGCCAGCCAAAGTTAGTTGACCAACTGGCATATCCTTACCTTCAGCGGTACGAATTACACCAGTGTGGAAATATGAATACTTAGAACGGCTACGTGGAGGACGAGTTCCAAATGCCATTCCAATGTGGTCTACATGCCAAGCAGCAATGTGACCGAATACGCGACCCTCATCTGTGATGGTAAGTGGGGTTGCCTTGTCAAGCTTTGGATTTCCAAACCATTCTGAAGGAGGCTCTACAGGGATAGCACCAGCTACCATGCCACAAGCAACAAGTGCTGACGCATCAAGCGGGCTCACCCCATCTACATAAATACCATCTGGAACTGACATTTCTTCCTCCTCAACTTCGTTGCCATCATCAACGATTTGGATATAACACTCTTGGAATGCTGGTTTTGGCACAATGGTGACAGCCATAATTCGAGCATTCTTGATTACTATTCTACCTGCCTCTACTTTTCCTGAGTCCTCAGAAGCCTCTTCCTCATCAGCCTCAAACATATCCATGTCAGCAGATACTCCACGGATAAACCCATTGCGAACAAGCCTTTCAGCTTCTTTTCCATATTCGCCTGTATCGAAAACGCCTACAGCATTTCCAATTCCACCATCGATGCGCTCCATATGCGTGATTTGACCAACCACAACGGAACCATCGTGACCTTGACCTGTTTTAATCTGCCACAGTAGAGGCAGAGGTAGGTCTCGCATAACTATTACACCTTTATCAAAGATGCGACCATCGCCAGATTCCTTGTCTTCAGGAATAACCAATGGGATAACAAATTTTGCTCCGTGTTCTACTGGTTTAGCACCTTCACGGCCCATGAATTGAGCCTTAGCTGCTTCAGCACGAGCAGATAGAGTAAATGAATCAATAATTTGTTCTTCAGAACGTAAGGCTTCAATGCTAGAAACCATAGACTTCTTTTTCATTCCTGGATTGCGCTTATCTCCAGGCCACATGCCAGTCATCTCTTTGTGACGAAGAGCGCAGTAACCTTTTGAGCGAGGTCCAAGATACTTTGAAAGATACTTGTGGCAACGAGTCCAGTCTCCTGGGCTGTTCCAACGAATCTTTAATCCACCCTTACCTACTGTCCAATAACGGCGAAGTTTCTCTGCGTTACCGCGGTTTTGGTCAAGTCCTCCAGCAGCTGTAATAGCGTTAAGAGTAAGAGCCATCGCAGGGTTGATTCGAATTGAAGCAACAATTCCACCATCAATTTGAGAAACAACTTCAGCCAATTGTTCTGTGCTTAGAACAATAGTTGGTGGAGGTGTTGGGCTGTTTAGGTCAGCAAGAATTCTTTCATCGCGTACCCACTTACGGTCACGGCGTTTGAAAGTAGAAGGTTGATTTGTATCGAAACCTGCTGGAACAACAGCAACTAACTCCATCACTGCTGCTGGGTCATCCTCAGCGACAATTGCAATGTACATAGGAGCCACATCTGTTTTTTCAGGTGTGATTTCATAGTTAGGTTTTTTAGCCTCGGCAGAAGAGGTAATTGACATCTCAAGGTCTGGATCAAACCTCTTCATGTAATCTTCTGCGCTAATTTTTCTTACATCTTTAGCAGATTTCTTTGGTTCTACCTTAGGTCCAAGTTTTCCGTAAGGATTTTCTTTATACCAACCATCTCGGTGATAAGCATTTTCTGGAGATGCGTTCTTGTTGTACTTTTTATCCAACCAATCACGTAGTAGTGGGTTGTTGTAAACATTTTCTGTTGTAGCAGGATTCCAACCTGGCTTTGGTGTGCCATCTGGATTAAATGAACCTGTGTAGTACTGACCAAGAACAGTATTTGGGTCAAGACGTGTATCTACAGCAGGTGAAGTTCCAGCAACTGGTGCTGGAGCATTTACTGGCTGTCCTGTGTATTCAGGAGTAACTCTTTGGTCTGACATCCAACTAGACCAGTCAGTAAGCATTGTTTGAAGACTGTCTACTGTAAGTGGTGGTAGACGTCCTGGAAGTTTTGCTGTTGGCTCATCAATTGGAACTCGTGGTTCTCCAAGAATGCCAGAAGTGTCTAGTTCAAAACTTGGAAAGCCTTGTACAGGAAGAGGTTGATAATCTTCTGCCAACTGAGTTTGGTTTGCTGGAACTGCTACGACATTTCCATTAGGAAACTCAACGTTTGCTTCTTGAGTTTGTGAGTTGATAGAAAGAATTTTTCCTGTGTACTTAGGGTCGTTTCCAACAATCACAGTGCTTCCAGCTTTAGCAAATTTACCTAGCTGGTCACGAACTTGCTGAGAAGCCTTCTCTGAACGTTCTTCAGGTGTGTAGTTTCCATCTTGGTTTGTTGGAGCTTGTGTTGTAGGAGCACCTACAGCAAGAAGGCCGTCATCCCACTCATCTACTTCAAATACTTCATCTTCAGAAAGCTGGTCAAGGAACTTCCAGTCAATTTCTGGAATTGCTTTTTCAATCAAATCTGATTCATTGAAATCAATCATTTGAATAGAAATTGAATCAAATGGGTTGTTATCCAGCATCGCTGAAATCTTTACTGCAGATTCACGGTCTACAGGAGTGTGAATTTTTTGCACTTGGTCATAAGGATCGTCAAGTGACTTGTCATATGTAATAAAGTCATGGTCAATGTGACCAAGGTCTTCCCAGCAGCCGTCATCCCAAACGGTGCAGTAACCTTCCATATCTACTTTGTATAGACGGTCAATACCTGAGCCATCTAAACGAATTCGAATATAAAAATCTGGCTCGTACTCTGATGGATTAAATGACTTGTAATCAATACGCTCTATCGGCATAAACTCATCGATAGATGCAACTACAGAATTGTTTGCACGCTTTTTATTGTCGCGCTCAACAATTGCTGACGCCCAACGCTTTGCAGCATCTCCACCCCAAAGAGCCCATGCAATGCGACCATTACTTGGGTAGTTTTGTTGGCCCGGTTTGTAGCCTTTGCCCTTCTTGTCCACTTCGTGACGTGGGAAGTATTTCGCGATGTGACGAATCTTTTGGATACCAATCTGCCCACCCTGCGCCAGAGTGCGTGCAGTATTCAGGCCAACAGGTGTGCCACCTCGTTTTTCTTCTTTTCTCCAAGCGAGTCCTCTTTTTGCTTCTGAAACAACAGCATCAGGAATGGTGTACATATTGCTGCTATCACCATTGCTAAGAACTTTAATATCTAGGTCAGTAACGGCAGCGTTTGCTAACTCAACAGAAGAAGCTTCTGGTCTTTCACCATAAGTACTCCATTCTGCAGAAGCTAGTAGAACAGCACTGCTATCAACCCGAACAACTGTATTAGTAGACTCGTCAATAACTGTTGCCAAGTCGTCGTTCGAGAAGAGAACGTAATTATCGTTTCTACCTAGAAATTCCATGATTATTCCTCTACCGCGTACTCTGCTAAATTATCTTTAGTAATTTTTTCACCAGCGTCCCAGCGGGCTACGAGGTCTTTTCCTTTTTCAACATCAATGTCTGTGATTTCTGAGCCGTCATACTCTTCTGACATCTCAGGAGTGGCAGGAACCCACTTACCCTCGTTGCGGAAGAAAGTACCAAGCCCAGCAACCGTGAAGACAACAGCTGTGACGTCACCAGCATCGTTAGACAAAGCCTCTACGGCTTGTTCTAAACCGACTTGCTCGTCGATTACCATCATTTCCTCCATCATTTGCGGGGTTAGAGTCAGTCCATAACCAGTTAGAAGCGCAGAGTCATCCTCTGTGAACTTTCTGATTCGATAGGTACCGTCGAACGCAGCAAACTCAATTGTACCCTCGGTTTTCTTAACTAACTCTGGATCAACTGGGTAAAACATGCCGCGTCCTCCACGAACGAGGATGCCGCTATCGGCTTCATCGTCGTCTCCCTCATATACAAACTGAACTACATCGAATAGAGGGAATTTGCTTTGGTTTTCTCCAGATAGTTTTTCAATAACACCTGGAGTCCCAAAAATTACTTCTTCAGAGATAAGAGCCATTATTTCTTAGCCCCTTTCTTTTTCTTTTTGCCAGAAACCATGTCTGCCAAATCAGTAAGACCTTCAGTCATAAGACGCTCGATGAGCTTCTCTCGGATAGCTGCTGGCATTGACATGGATGAAATGTCTGCCCATGAAAGGTTCTTCTTAAACATCAACTCTCCGTAGTTGTTGCTTAGAGACTGAACGATATCCTCTGAGTCAGATTGAAGCTGACCATACTTATCGGAGTTGTTCTTGTAGTAATCCAAACGACGAAGAACTTTTCGTGAATCGAAGTACAAAGCAAAGCTTGTAGAAGTGCTTGAACCTTTAGATGATGGAGAGGCAAAAACATAGTTTCCGCCGTTAGCATCAATATCTGCAGATGAAGACATTCCGCTCTTGTTAATTCCGTTCATCCAACGAGTAGCAGTTGCGTAGACGCCTCCTGATGTAACAACGTTGTAAAACCAGTCAACAGTGTTGGTCTGGTCTCCACCCTTCCAATTGTGAACAATGTATGGAGAGAATCCAGTTTTTTCCATCAACTTTTCTACAGCGGACTCTGGCATGTAATAGTTAACTCGACCACGAGCAAGTGGGTCTACGACAACTTCAACATCAGCTGCTGTGAATCCATATTCATCCTTAATGTACTCAAGGGTCTTCTCACGGAGTTCACCTGCGTAGTTCTTCTTTCCATCGGTAGAAGAGCCAAGCAACCAAATCATTTTGTTTTCAATAACACCTTGAACATCAGATTCAAGTGCTGGACGAACTTGAGAGATTCCACCCAAAGAGTTAAGGGCCTCAGCTACATCCTCAGAAGTTGCATCTGCTGGAAGATAGATTTCTGCTTTGTTGTGGAAGGAAACAGCGTATGGACTACTACTGTGGTACTTAAAGAAGTCCACTTCAGTATCATCAATAGACTTACTTGCTCTGTGAAGAAGGAAAGTTCCCTTTCCAGCAGGTCCTTCAAAAGTTACACCGTTTTTATTTGAGTCAACTGTGCTTGTATCCCAAGTGTCTTTCCAAACGAGAGAACCATCTGCCTTCTTCTCCCACTTATCCAAACGCAATGCTTTTGTTTTAGTTACATTCGGGTCAGAATCTGCTTTAGCAACTATTTGCTTTCCAGCCCAGTTAGTTAAAGTGAACTGAAGACGAATCTTCTTTTCGCCATTCTTGTCTGTAACCATTCCAACGTGGACTTCTAGGTCCTCGATTGAATCTGAGTCAAGAAGAGTAGTTGAACCATTTGCAGCTTCTCCAGCATTGTCATTCTTTGCCATCTTCAACGAGTCTTCTAGTGAAGGCACATCTGGATGTGGAGATTGCGAATAGTCAGGTGCGGCATCTAGTGTTTGAACAGCAAAACCTGGACCGTTGACAGAGAACTTATCCTTTAGAGCTTTAGCTTCTGCTTCCAATTGAGCTTTCTTCAAAGCATCTGCTTGCTTCTTTGCATAAGCCTCGCCTTTAGCCTTTGCTGCAGCCTTAGACTTGTCAAAAAGTGTTGGGTCAAGAGTAATGTCTAGTTCTTTTGCTTGCTCAGGAGTAATAAACTTCTCACGGGACCACAACTTGTCAGACTTTGTGCTCTTAGTCTGTCCTGCAAGAGGTCCATCAAAGTATGAAACAAAAATTTCACCACTTTTTGCATCTTGTTTTGAAATTACACCGTAGCTAGTCAAGTCTTGGTCAGAATCGTTTGGGCTTACGTTTTGAACCAAAATTCCTGGAACCATGTTCTTAGAGTTTGGGTCTTTAATAAACTCGCCACTTAAAAAACTCTTGTAATCGCTGTAATCATTTGCTCCATAAGCAGCTAAGTGACCAACAGAGTTTTTTTCTACTGCTTTAGATTCAACATCTTTGATTGCAGTAGCACCAGCAAGGTCAGTACCTTCAAAAGTTGGAAGTTCAACTGCAGGTTCTGGATTGTTTACAGGTGCAGGACTTGTTGGCTCTTTAGGAGTTGTTGGTGTTCCACCACTTCCACCAGTTGGGCCATCATCTTCTGGCTTGTCAGGCTTTACACCTGAAGTGTCCTGAATATCTAGATAGGTTGAAACCTTCCAGTTCTTCTTGCCATCATCCCATTGAACCTTGGCAACGTCTGTGTAGGTGTAACCCTGTGGATTTGATTTGCTCTTAGATGTAACAAGCTCATCCTTAAGTGAAACAACCTTTCCAGTCTTACCAGTCTTAGTATCTTTGACAATCATTCCAACCTTAATTGGAGTCTTGCCATCAGCAGATACATAAGCACCCTTCTTTGTTGGAATTGCAGAAGGAGCGATAGTTCCTGGAGTTTCTGGCTTAGATTTTGAGATAACCTTGCTTGGAGTTACCTTTGCTTTCCACTTCTCGTTCTCAATACGGCTAGAAAGAGCTGTGTATGAGTGCCAACGTCCTGCAAGAGTTTTAACTCTTGTAGTTCCATCAGAACCCTTAATTCTGTGATAGACACTAAAGGTGTTGTCAGAGTTGCGCTTCACCATTGTATAAATAGTTGAGCCAGCAGGTGTTACATTCTCAGCAACAACAATGTCACCGTTTTCGATGACAGAGATTCCCTTCTCATCTTTAACCTTTGCCCAAATCAAATCTGGGTCTAAAGGCTTCTTTAACTCTTCAGCAAGTGCATCAGCATCGATTGGCTCCACTTCATCTTCTGGAGCAGCATCTTCATCTGGTGTCAGTGCTTGAGCAAGGTCAGACTGAATCTTTTCTTCAGGAGTTGCATCTGCAGGAGCAGATACAGTGTTGATGTCCTCAAGAATTGAATCGATAAGCTCATCGTTAGAGCCTTCCTGCCCCTTGAGAGACTCAAGTAGGTCCTTTGTCTTGCCCTTGCTACCAAAAAGCTTTTCTGCAAGAGCTGAAACTTCGTCAAGAACCTTTTGTTTCTCAACTGGATCAATCTGAGCAGCTTCTGGTGCCTGTGGAAGTTCCTTCTCAGGTGTTGGAGCAGCCTCTGGTGCTTCTGTAGCAGAAGAATCACTTTGCTCAAACTTAGAGAGGGTGTAGTTCTTCTTCACACCATCTTCACCGATTGCTGAAAGATTAATGTTGCCGTTCTGTGGGTTCTTCCACACTCCCTTTGGAGTTACAACTCTCTCTTTTCCGTTGTACTTGAACGCAATCTTCTTTCCAGCATCTTGTGCAGCAGTAATTTGTGCTTCAATGTCACCTGCAGCATCAATAACAACTGTATTGGTATCAACAACTGGCTTCTTTGGCTCTTCGGCAGGTGTTTCTTCTGCTTGTCCGCCCAAGAAACGGTCGATTAGATATTGACGACGTGCCTTAAGAGTTTCTTTAACTGACTCAGCAGTGTCTGGGTCAGAGAAGGCAGCATCTACAAGCTCATCAATCTTTTCTGGAGTTATTGCTTGTACCTTTTTAACAGACTCAGCGATTTCTTCATCGCTCATATCTCCAAAGATGTCTGCAGCCTGTGCGTTCTGCTTTGCATCACGCATCGAGTCAACTTGTGTTGCTTCAGGACCAAACTCCTTGTCAGTTCCACCCTGTGCACGGAATAGTAGAGAACCACCAGCATCAATACGAGCGATGTTTCCATCCTTGTCAACAAGCATGTTGTCATACTCAAGGCCAACTACATCGTAGTTACCAAGCCATGCGTCAACTGCGAAGTCAGCCTGAGCCTTCTTCTTTAAATCTGCATTGTTCTTGTCAGATGCAAGAGTATTTCCATCTAAAACTGGAGAAACAAGAACAGTGTTTCCACTCTTGTCTACACCCTTGTATGCACGACCAAACTTAACGCCAGCCTCTTCATAAAGAGCACCGCCTAAGATTTCATTCTCTGCATGCTTGTCAGACTTTGGCTTCTTAACGTAATACTGATTTCCAGTGTCTGGGTCTACATAGAAAGCACCTTGATTGGAGCCAGCTTGTCCTGCAACCTTCTTCCACTTAGAAGTATCAAATACTGAAGTTACATCTTCAGGAGAAACTTCTTCTGCTGGAATTGGCTTGTCAGTCTTTGCATCCTCATCTTCAAGGTTGCTAACAATGTTTGGGAAAGAGTCTGCGAAGTCTGGATGCAACATTCCTGCATCAGACATCTTGTTGATTTGGTCTCCAGTAAACCAACCAGTTGCTGTGTTCTCGCCATCCTTGCTAGATAGGTCGTTGAACTGGTCTGGTCCTACTTCGAAGACAGAAGTTTCGTACGCCCATTCAGCGCCAACTTTGTTTGTGTCGACGTAGATTGGTTCGAAGGCAGAGATATCTCCACCAACTTCTTCCATAAACTCTTCTTTTGCTGTGGCGTTAGGTGCCTTAGCAATTGTTTGGTCTTTGTGAGCTCCACCTGGAATGCCCCACTTGCCTCCACCTTGTGAAAGGCTAGATGAACGCTTTGCTAGGAAGTACTCGTACTCTCCATCTGCGTTCTTACGACGAAGCAATGCACCACCAGCACCGTACTTACCCCAGAAGCGCTTACCATCTGTTGTAAAGAAATAACCTTCACCAGTTTCCTGATTGCTTCCGCCACCAAGAGGTGCAAAGAATGGAAGCTTTGGAGGAGTCAAACTTCCGTTGCGAAGTGCTTGAACATCTGCAGCAGAAATGTTTTCTGCGTAGAAGACACCATCAGTACCTTCTGCAATGTTGTAGTCAGCCCACTTACCAGCGTTTGCTTCCTTCTCAGGAGCATCATCAATTTCAAGTTGTGGTTGTTCTAATTCTGGTTCTGGTTCTGGAACAGCATCTGGCTCGCTGTTGCGACGCCATACTTCGTAAGCTTGGTACTTAACCCAAGCAGATTCGTATTCTTTTCCAGTTGCAAGAAGTCTGCGCTTAACTAGTACACGCTTGTCATCTCCATCGATAGGAGTGATAGAGATGATTTCGTGGAATCCATCATGCTTAGCCTTGATGAAGTCACCTGGTTGCCACTCTTCAACAGCGATTGAACCAACATTTGTTGTGTTCTCTGGGTCTGATACCCAGTTGTTAGAAATGTTTCCACCAAGAACTGATTCGATTTCGAAGTCTCCGTCGCCAACTTCTGTTGCCTTTGGAGTAGTTGCAGGGGAAAGCTCGTCTGATGTTGGCTTGTCCTTTGGAAGAGCCTTTGCAAGTACCTCTGGGTCTTCTGGAATCTCTTTTCCAGCCATACCATCTGCAAAAGTCTTTGCCATAACAAGTTCTGAATCAGCCTTAGCCTTTGGATTCTTGTAAGCGTCGTACTCTGCCTTAGCCTTGTCGTAATCTGCTTGGCTCTTGTCAATGTCAAGAACATCAATGCCAGACTTTGTGACAGCCATTTCATCAAGAAGGTTGTCAAGAATTCCAGGCAATACAGCAACGTCAACAGAAGCATCGTGCCAATCTGTATTTGGCTCTGCTAGTCCGTAACGGTTTGCTACAGCCTCAAGTTTGTGGTCGCCAGCGCTTCCATTAATTACCTTCCGAGCAAGCGAGAGTGTGTCAATCTCACCTGATGGCTTGTAATCAAGTCCATACTCAGCCATCTTGCGTCGAAGGATTTCACCATCAAAAGGCATGTTGTGTGCAGAAACGATTGGGTTTGCACCAAGGAAGTCAGCAATCTCGTTAAATGCATCTTGCTGAGACATCTGCTTTGAAAGGAACTCATCGGAAATTGGATTTCCATCTGCATCCTTAAGAATGTCCTTTGGATCTTTATCTGTGTAGAAGGAATCCAATGGTTGCTCTGGATTCATGAAAAGCGTCTTCTGCTCGACGATTTCACCGTTCTTCATCTTGGTCATCGAAACTTGAATTGGACTTGGAGCTGTAAAGCCTCCAGTTGATTCGAAGTCAAGGTGAACTACTTCTTCATTTGCAAGAAGTTCTTTAAACTTAACTGGGTCGCCATTTGCCTCTGCAGCAATTGCCTTGAGCTTATCTCCCATGAATGCAGGAGGAGTTGGGCGAGAAACCTTCTTTGGTGCAGCTGGTAATGCATCTACATCAATTGGAGGAGTAAATGTTGCAGCAGATTCCTTCTTTGCTGCATTAAAGTCTGCATACTTTTGCTTGTAATCAGCGTCGTCCTTCTTTGGACGCTCAAGTGCTGGCTTCTTTCCTGGCTCTGGAAGAGAGGAAGCTCCACGGATTACCTTGATAGGAGTTGTACCCTTCCAGCTCTTTGATTGAGACTGGTGGTCTGGATAGTAACCAGTGATTACAGCATTACCGTTTTCATCAGTTGTAACGTCTTGAACAATGAAGTATTCGTAGAAGTCATTCTTTCCTTCTTTCTTGAAGGCAATGTCTCCTGGCTTTACTTCAGTAGCAGCAACATCAACTACACCAACAGTGTTCTTAGTTGGGTCGTAAACAGGTGCTTCAGATTCTGTGTTCCATTCTTCAACATTCTCAGGTGCAGACCACATTTCCTTAGCAGCGGCAAGGTCTTTGTTGTACTGGTCAACAGCATCTAGATACTTGCTACGAGCCTCTGCATCTTTTGGAACCCAAAGGTCAAGGTTCTTATCTTTGTAAACCTTACCTTCAGGGTCATACTCTTTTGCCTTTGGCTTTGAAAGAACTGGAAGGTCACCCTTTGTAGGACCATCAACATTTCTAAATACAGAAATATCAGTGTCGTTGTTCCACAACTTTGTCTTTTGAGAAACGTGACCTGGGTAGTAACCAGTGACCCAAGATTTTCCTGGAATTTCAGAAGGTTCAACAGACTCAATTGTAAAGAAGTCGTTAGTTGTAACGTCTCCTGCTTTAAGTTCAGAAGTCTTAGCTTTTAGCTTTGCTGGTCCTGTTGGTTCTCCGACGTTAACGTTGGTAACGGTTTGGGGTCCCGCTTCATTCGTCGTAGCTTGTTCCGTGCTTTCGGCAGGGACTTCTTCTTGAGGTGTTGGGGTTCCTTCTGGTGTTTCAGTATCTTCTCCTTCTAGAGCGTCACTGATTTCTGTTGGAGTAATTTCAGAATCTTCTTGACCTGAAATGCCTTCTTTGTAGATACCATCAATCAAGCTGTCGGTATCTTCACCTTGCAATTGCAGAGCATCACGGATTGCTTCTACAGGAACGTAGCCCTTGTAGTCTTCACCTGTCTCTGTTTCTTGGGAAAGAATTCCATAACCATCTCCACCTGGCTCAATGCCACGGCGTAGTTCATTCTTCAAATCTTCTGTGTCGTAGTTATTTGCAATGTCTAGAGGGTCAAAAGTAAATCCTTCTGGAGCATCCTCTGGAAGTGGGTAAAGGTCCTTGTTAAATGGATTTGTATCTAGGATGCTATAACCATCTGGCACTTCAAACTCGGTGTTCTGTGGAAGATGCTTTGCGTAATCACCAGTCTTGGCGTACTCGTCCTTCTCATCGTCTGACAAACCATCAAGCAGTGCAGGAAGTTTTGCTGGGTCTGCTTCTGCAGAAGGCATAGGAGCTTCTGGAATCTCTTTTCCAAGCTCGTCTTTTACATCTTGTGGAACTTCAGGAGTTTGTTCTCCCTTATCTCCAGCAAGCTTTGCCTTAATCTTTGAGTATGCCTTCTTTACAGCGGCACCAATATCTTTTCCAAGTTCACCAAGAGTGTCACGAAGTGATTCAGCAGGAACAGACTCGTCACCATTCTCAAATGGAAGTTGAGCAGTTCCGTCACCTTCAAGAGACTCTTCTAGTGCAGAGGTAATTTCTTCCTCGTCAAACTTTTGAGCAAGTTCTGCAGGGTCATCTGTGTAGTCTTTAGATTCAACATCAGGACCTGCACCCTGTGGGACATAAGGTTCTGGGTCCATCTTGTATGCACCTTCAGGTACGTCAAACTCTTCAGGCTTTTCACTAGCAGGAGCAGCAGGTGCTGCTGGCTTCTTTGCAGAGTTTCCAGATGCATCTCTTTCGAGTTCACCAGTCTCAGCGTCTACGACAGAACCATCAGGAAGAACGATGTGATCTTTACTTGGGTCAAGTGGGAAGAGTCCACCGTTTTCTTCGTAATCCTTTAAATCTTTTTTGTACTGCTTCATCTCTTTCTTAAGAGCTGATTTTCCAACCTTAGGAATGAGTTGGCCTTCAAGACCTTCTGCAGGAGTTGCCTCTGGAGTTTCGGCTTCTTCTGTATCTTCAGCCATCTTTGTTGGGTCTGGGAGGTCACCCTTCTCAAACTTTGGCTCATCTTGTGAGATGTAATCTTGAACATCAGACCAACGCTGTGCAACAGCAAAAGGCTTGTTGTCATCTTCTCCACGGCGAGATACAAAGTAAACAGGAAGATTAGGGTCTAGAGAGCCATTCTTTCCTGCACCCTCTGTAACAACATTCTGTCCTTCGTTTTCTCTTTGCTGAGCAGCTTCAAACTTATCTTTTGCTGCAGCATTAGGAGTTGAAATCTTAATGACATCGTAAGCATCATCTGTGTACTTAGTTCCAAGGTCAATCTTGGTTCCATAAAACTCTACGTCGTTATCGTTAGGTGACCAGCTTTCATCTTTGCTAAATCCTGCAGGAGCATCAATCTTTACAAGATCTGCTTCTTCGATAACAGGGTCGCCTGTTTTAACCTTTGCATTTGTCTTGCTGTATCCATCTGGACCTTGAGCAGACTTAAGAATCGCCTTTACACCTTCAGCAGACTTTGCTGGAACACGAACCAAATCACCATTTGGCAATTCCATATCAAAGGTGTCACTGTTTTCATCAGTTGCAACGCTACGACCAGTTAAAGACTGAATAGCACCATTTACACGACGAACAAATGCACGAAGTCCTCCGCCCATGTAAGCAAAGCGACCCTTACGGTCACGGCGCTGACGCATTGCACGAGCACGACGAGCAGCAGATGAGTTTCCATCACCCAAGGCTGCTAGAAGTGCATACTGAGGGATTGAACCTTGAGGCATTGATTGCAAACGAGCAATTGAGTATTCGTACTCAGGAGATGCTGGGTGAGCAGTTAATGCAGAAGCAAGAACTGTTCTAACAGTGTCATCTTGAATGTGAGGGTCATCGCAAATCCACCGAGCGCGGAAACGCATCAACTCAGCGGTGCTTAGTTCATGCTTACGAGTAGAGCGTGGGTGTGAAACTGGAAGTAGGTCTGTATTTTCTACAGTAGTTGAAAAAACCTTGTTGTATTGAGCAAGTTTGATGTAGTTGTTTAGCTCTTTGATTGAACGAATACGGCGAAGAGAGTAAGACTCACCTTCATACTTGCTAAGTGAGCGGTTAAGAACAGCAAGAGCAGCACGACGTGTGATGATTCGAGAGCCAGAGAACTTAGAGTTAGATTCTTTTACTAGCTCAAGGCCAGCATCAATAATTCTCTTGTTTTGCTCTTCGTAAGAAAGAACGGGTACCTGTACTTTGCTCTTGGCAGATTCGTTTTTAGCCATCGCTAGTTCTTCCTTTTCGGCAGAAGGTCTGAGTCCATGCTGTCGTATGTCATTACTGCAAGAACAGATGCTCGCTTGAATGGGTTCTCATTGTTGCGAACTGCACGAAGCCAAGCAGCACGGAAAGCAGGTTCGGTTTCGTAACCTAGACCTGCAAATTCTGTCATAGCAAAGATTGCTTGTTCTGGAGTTTCGTACTCTTCTTCAGACTTTAATTCAACATTAAGTTCTGCTTCTGCAACTGCAGATGCAAGAAGTAGGTCTAAATCTTCTTTGTCACGAACTGGAACGTCGTAACCAGAAACTGCACCTTCTGGAAGAACAGCAAAACGGCACTTACCATCTGCTTCAACTTCAAGAGAAATAATTTGGCATTTGTTTGGTCCTTGGAAGAATACGCAGTTTGCACACTTGACTCCAATGTCTTTGACATCGTTTTCATAAGCAGGTGTGTAGCCAGCCCAAACACCATCACCATCTTGGTCAAATGGACCATGCTTCTGAGTAATAGCAATGAGTGCTTCTGCTAGGTCTCGCTCTTCTGGAATCAAACCAGATGCAGTAATTGTGGAAGAACTCTTCTTTGTAGATTTTGGATGCGCTGCTGGTAGCAAATCATTATCTGCCTTGTATGCAGAATTTGCTGGCTTACCAGACTTAAGCAAACGAAGGAATGCGTTAACACGACCCATCGCCCACTGATTGCGTGTCATCCCAGGTCGATGAGATACGGAATAGGCTCCTGCACCCCTACGGTAGACCGCCTTGAGTGTGGCAACAGTTGTCTTGCGACCCTTTGGTGCCTTCTCGTTGTGCTCTGCGACTTTCTTTTGAAGAGAAGACTCAATCGCAGGAGTAAAAGTGATTTTCTTACCGCCTGAAGCTGAGCCCTTTGAATTTTTATCAGAACCTTTGATACGGTCTTTTTTAGGAGCAGGAGTTTGAGAGATAGTGCGCTTTGCAAATTCACTCGCATCTGAAGAATCTTTTGGTACACAGTTTGGAACCATCTTTCCGTCTTTGCCTTTTTTCATTCCTACTTGGACGTAACCGTCCCAGCAAGGACCTTGTGCAGCGGTGATTGGTTCCACTTCGTCAATAATGTCAACTGCAGCAACTACTGGACCGCCAGCAACCCAAGCACGGCATGTGCGTGCTGATGCACACTTAAAATCAAATGCTTCGCAGTAACCAAGTTCGCCAGCTTCGTTGATTGAATCAAACTCATCTGCGTTATCTGTCAAACCGCTTTCAATGCAAGAGAGCATCTCTGGAGTTTGAATAAAGACAGCACAGTTGCCACAACGTTGTTTCTTTGCAGTTTCTACATCAACGCCCCACTCAGCGCCTAGTGCAGTCCAATACTCTTCGTTTGGTTCTGCAGGGTTAAGTGGTCCATACATTGCACTATCAATTGCCTTCTTGCGGTTGTCAAGATTAAGTGCAATATCCTGTGTTGCTGGAGGGCAAGTCTCTTCAGCCATTTACTGCTGAACCTCCTCGGTTGCAGGTGCTGGTTCTTCGGTAGGTGTTGCTGCTGGAGCTTCTCCAATTGCACCATCAAGAAGGTTTTGTAGTTCTGGAGACATTGGAGCAACAGAAGACTCTTGGCTTACTGCTTGAACTGCTTCCATAACTTCAGGAGCTACTGCCTTAAGCATTGCTTCTGTGAGTTCTGGAGTAATTGCTCCACGCTCTTGTAGAAGTCGAAGTGCAACTTCTGTTGGAGTTGGTGCATCTTGGTCAGAGAATCCATGTGCACGACGCCATGTATCGCCAGAGATTGCCATGCGGTCAAAGCCAGCATCTGCATCTGCAGCACGGTCGTTTCGAGTTGAAACCGCTGATGGGTCATACCAAACAGTAAGACGGTTTACTTCAGACTCTGTGAATCCATTTGCAAGAAGATATGGACGAAGGTAAACAACAGTCAAAGAGTCACAAATCAAAAGCATCAATGGCTCGATGTGTGCTTTGTAAAGTGCTTCGTCAATTTGCAATGCGTTTGAGTACTTAACATTTGCAAGACCTGTTACAACATCCTTTGGAACATCTAGTCCCTGAAGGATGCGCTCTAGTACACGGTCTGAACGCTCAGCAAGTGCTGGGTCGAATGAACGCTCAAACTTGAACTGCTTAATCTTGTCGCCAAGTTCTGCAGGTCCACGAATGATGAGAGGAACAACGGCGCTCGCAGATTCTTCATCGCGAATCGGAGTTGTCATCGCATCGATAAGTTGCTCTTCAAATTCATCTTCTGCTTCTTCAGCAGTGAAACCTGAACCAAGACCGTCTTCTGAATCGTATGGATAGTCTGGGTCACCTTGTGCTGCAACAGAAAGTCCATCTGGAAGATAAAGTGCTCCTGCATTGAGACGAGAGCGTGCAGTTGCACGGAATGTTCTGTTGAGGAGAAGAAGTTCTGCGCAAAGATCTAGTAGACCGCGAAGTGATGAATCTGCTTCATCAGAAAAGCGTGGGTGTGAACGCCAAATGCGTCCTACGAATGCATTCTTTTGAAGTCTACTTACTCCAAATGATGCACCGCCACCTTGTCCTGCACCTTGTTCACGACGACCAATAACATTGAAACCACCACGTGCATCTGTAACAACTTCATCTACAGAGCGAACATCCCAAGACTCTGGTGTTCCAGTTCCTGGACGTGCTGGCATTTGTACTAAATAGCATTCACCAGCAACAGAAAGATTTAGTGCTGCATCCTTAAGAAGACCTGCTTGTCCTCCATATGCAGAGTTAAGGCGTTCTAGTGCACGCTCTGCGGCAGATGCAAGACGCTCTTCAATAACTCGAGATTCGTTTACTGAAACTGGAGCTTGCGAAGCATCATCAATTGCTGCTGCGTAAATGCGAATGCGTGAGACAACAGATGCAACAAGATTAAATGCGTATTTAATTTCACCAATTGCGTCGTAGTATTCCCAAGCTTCTGCTTGCCATGCGCTAGAAGATGCACTTCTGCGATTTTTAAATTGTTCAAACTCGCCTTTGTCATTTACTTTAACTTGAACTGCTGCTGCAGTAAGAGAACGAGGAACGTTGTATGCAGCAGATGAGGCAGGAGTGTTAGTTGTAAAAACTGAAAGAATGCCTGATGGTGTTGGTGTTGGCGCTACAACCTGACGGGAGCGATTAGTCCGAGGACGACGAGTAGAATTAGACTTTGCCTTAGGTGCAGCCTTTACTGGCTCCTGTGGTTCATCTTTCTTGAATACAGCCACTGTCTAACCCTTCACTTTGTTACGGAGCACGAGATTATTTGTCCTCATACGCAGTCAACAGACCTGCTACGGCTGATAGTGCGAATGGCACGACAACAATAACAGTTACTGATGTAATGATAAAGCATCCGTAGAGAAGTGATGCTGTCCAAATTGACATACACCACTCACAAGTAAACAAGTACCCAAGCTTTGAGGACTCTGGAGGGTACTTCTTCCACACTCGGTTTCGGATTGATTCGGTAATAACGTCTCGCGTTATTAGTCTGGTGATGCGATAGGTTGCCAGAGCGAGGATGGCGAACTCAAACCAAGCCATTTGGGTCCTCCGTTGATGAGACGACATTGCCAAATGGGTTCCAGCTTCTTAGGCGAGAGCCACAGCCGCAGTTGGTGTCCTTCACAAAGGCAAGCATCTTGCCTGATTCTGTCTTTACGCGGTCTAGACCCTTCTCGTTAATCATCTCAACAACCTTCTCACGGAAGACCAGCTTGGGACCTTCTGGGGAGTCAACAGCAATCAGAATCGTGTCATTGACAATTGCCACCCGACACCTATCCAACTTCCTTGTCCCTTGAGGTAAATCCCCTGTGACATTGGCGAGGCTAAGATCGGAAAGAGAGCCCGGAGAAATGACTTTTACAATGGCTGGAAATACGTCTAGTTGCTTTCTCATTATTCCTCTGTGTATTCGGTAGGGATGTAGAAATTGTCCCAACCGAGAGCCTGTTTGGCTATAGTCATAGGAATAATCAAAGGGACGCTTCTATGACTTTTGGGTAGGAGAGTAAAGACATCATTGGATGAATTAACGAAGGTGGCATTCTTCCACTCTCGTCTCTTTTTTAATAGTGTAATTGGAAAAACCATAGGCAGGGTTGAATCATCGGTAGTCATAGTCTCTAAAGCTCTGACTTGCTTACCTCTGCCGTTTTTTATCTTTGGGTTGGACCAAACAACCACAGCCAACTCCTCAGGGGCGTATGAGCCTGTCTTATTCTTAAAAACGGTATTCACTTAGCAATCCTTCGAGCCATGGCTCGGTAGGAGACTCCAGCGGCCTCTGCCAACGCTTGGGTAGGTACACCCAAGGTGTAGAGGGTCTTCACCATCGTAGTCAACTGCTGATTGGCTACAGATACTGGGTGGTTATCTGGGGTCCTTGCTCTATAACGCTTTGCTTGGTCAGAAAGCTCTCGTAGTTGGTCTTTTACATTGGGAGGGACGCCCGGAGAAATGGTCCTCAAACGGGGCGCTGTCTTTACAGGGGTAGAGACAGTGAAGGAGCGGGGTGGTGGAGAAGGCACTGGTCTGTGCTGCTCAACAATCTCAGCACGACGTACCCAGAAGTGGATGGTTGTCTTTGGCTTGGCAGGTTCCAAAGAAGAGCCAAGAGCTTGTAGAGACCAACCTGCTTCCCACAAAGCGCGAAGGCGCGACTCAGCGGAAGCTTTATCTAAGGAATTGATAAAAGCCACTTCATCTGCTGAGAGGTGAGGGATTTTCATTTCTATAGTGTACAGGATTTTAGAGGTGCCGTACGGAGCCAATACATTGTACGGCAGCAGCGATTTTATGAACCTTAACGTTTTTTACTTTTGGCCTGTCAGACGGCTCTGCTATTATTTGGCCTTTCGCCAAATCGTTCCGGGCTTTTTTTGCTGGCCCTGGCTTTTTTCTTTTCAAAAACTTTTTCTTGTTCTCTGGTTAATGCCTATGTGCTTTTTATTTTTTTCTTGAGGCAGGGGGGTAGGTGTAGGAAAGGCAAGGCAATGTTCGTGCATCTTTTTTCTTTTGCCTCTGGTCTAGGGGGCTAAACAATGTTGAGATGTTAGGTCAAGGCTTGCTTTTACTTGTTGTCAGGCTTGCTCTTGCTTGTCTAGGTGGGCTTGACTTGTTGAGGCTAAGAAGTTGTTAGGTTGTTGATGGTCTGGGCTACTAGCAATCTTGGTTGGGCTGGCTATGTTGTTCAGTTGTTGATAGTCAGACTGGTCAGCTGGTTACTGACGAGTAGCAAATAAGTTGATGACAGGTCAAAACAACTTGTCAAAGTTTGACCTGGCAGCCAGGCTGCCTAGCACCTGGCGACTGCCTACAATCTGGGGAGTTATTGTGATGTCAGGGCTAGCACTATGGCTATGAGACTGCTAGAAACTTGTTACCAAAATGTGATGTAATAAACAGTAAATGGACTTGACATAGTGCAGGAAGGTGCTAGATTAAGCGTGTGGTGAGAGGCTCACCGCATAAACGACAAAACGAAAGAGGCACAAAATGAAGACATACGGAATTTCAATCACCGCAGGTGGAGCGCAATACAACTTCCACGTGGACACTATCAAGAAGGTGCGTGAGTTATTTACAGGCTCTCGCTACATTACAGAGTTCACCGTATACGAGCAGACACACACAGGCACCGCAATGACTTACCGCACTATGACAGATGAAGAAGTGCAGGACATTATCTGGGGAAGGGCTGCCTAATGAAGGCTCTAGTTCTAACCGCAACAGGTGAAGTCAAGGAGCTTGACGGCATTACTCTTCAGGACTTACAGTCCGCAGTAGGTGGCTGGGTTCAGGCTATTGACCTAGCAGAAGACTTGACTATGTGGCTCAACGAGGAAGGCAAACTTGTAGGGCTACCGCACAACACAACCGCACAGAAACTCTGGGACAAGACTTTCTGGGTTGGTTCAGATTTCGTCGTTGGTGATGTCGTTCTCACTGGTGGCACAGGGGAAGAGGGTGAAACCCTTCCTCTGGGCGACGACACCGCACAACGAGTCCGCAAGATACTGGTTGCCTCCTAGTATCTAGGGAAAGACCCCTCTGGCTTAGTTCACCAGGGGGGTTTTTTCGTTATCAAAATGTGATGTAATAAACACCGAATAGACTTGCAAAAGTGCAGGAAGGTGTTATTGTTCTACTTAGAGGCAAACGACGAAAGGAAAACAAATGTCAGGCTACTACCCAGAAGGTGTTACAGGAAACGAATACCAAATCGCAGGGGCTCAACACGAGTGGAGTGATGTCCGTGCAGAGGCTTGCTACAACGAAGACTGCAAAATGTTCGAGGTTGAAGATGTAGAGGCAGAGGTTGAAATCGAATTGTCACACGACACCGAATACTACGAGTGGAAGTGTCCAACTTGTGGAGCAACTAGAGACATTGAAAGAAATGTCGAATAAGGATTAAAAAGAAAAACCCCGCCCAAAGAGGCGGGGTTCTTTCTTTTACGACTATGGTAGGACTTTTACAGATGTCCCAGCGAATACTGCCTCAATCATCTCTTGGGAGTAGAGGCTATGAGTCACCGCATTGTCAGCCTTAAAATCTTCAAGGGCTTTAGCAGTTCCTGCACTAATCCAACCTTGCTTGTCATCTCCAGCAGAGACATAACCTAGTTCAACTAGGCGAGACTGAAGAAGAGCAACAGAGTTACTGTTCTTCGCATAGAGGGATTCAAAAACGATCTTCGACAAATAGACCGCAGAGCCATCGGCGATCTGAGTTGAAACAGCTTGAGGCGTAATTTTTTTACCCTTGCTCTTCTTCTCAGCTGCTGCGTCTTCTTCAACTACAGCAATCACTTCAGGCTTTACTTCTTCAACTACAGGAGTCTTAGGCTCAGCCATTACTACAGGCAGAGTCTCAGGCTCAACGGCGAGCGCAACAGGCTCAACCGCAGGAACAATAGGCTCCTCTAAGTTATACAAACGCTCTGGTTCTTGGCTCATAACTATCCTTTGGTTGGGTATTCAGCAAGGAAAGATTCAAATCTTTCACTACCCTGATTATACCCTTGGACTTTCCAAGCCGAGAAGTCAGTTCCTTTAGCACTCATGTGAAATGCAATCTCTGCATTAGTCACAGGGTCAAGCAACTCTTCGTTCTTCTTGAGTTCAAACTTCTCAAGACGAGCGTCTCCAAGTGCTCCTATCATGTTGATTTGGAACAACCCGTAAGAATTGTCTCCAGTTCGGGTATTCGAGTTATGGGCTTTAGGGCGACCATTGGACTCAGTCATCACAACAGCCCATGCTGTCTTCAAACCTTGACCTTCGAACCCAACGAGCTTGAGCAAGTTCTTCAGCTCAAGCGGCGCAAGAGGGACAGTTCTGTCTTCAAATAGTTCGAGCTGTATCTGAGTCTTCAGATTTTTTACCTCTTCAAGCTGCTTGTCACGGGACGCAGTTTGGGTAATCCGCGCTGTTGCTACTTGGAACAACCGCACTTCTTCAGCCGCGGCTACTTCAGCCGCCACTATTTGTTTCTGTTCTTCGTTCTCTGTTTCTGCATTTGCTGCCGCGCTCCACACGACTGCTCCTGCTAGCACTGCTGCTATCACACCAAACGTAGTAGTTTCGGCATGGCGAAATAAGGGCTTTCGCATTTGCTTCTCCTTTGTTAGGGGACATGGGCAGGTTGCTAGTTACTCGCAACCAATGGGCTGAGGCGCCCTTCGTTTTGTCTAAGGTGTCGTTTCATCACTAAAACCATAGCACACGTGCAGGAAGGTCTGTCAAACACAGACACGCACGCTACGCCTGAGGCAAACTGTATTCTTCGTCATACCAGCGTGAACCTAAAGTGCTTCCTTTTTTGGTCTTTTTACGCTTGTCAGACACTTCGAGCATCTCATACCAGACTCCGTGCAGAGGCTCCGCGAAATCATAGCCGCGAGTCTTCGTCACCTGAGTCTTGAAGTTGTCGTAATCCATCTGCTCGATGCGACTTGAAATCCATTGAGTCAGTTGTTCCTTTGTGAGGTAGACGCGATACTCGTAGTCACGATGCTGTAACTCCACAATTTTTACCTTGAACATCTTCACAAAACCTTCAAGGGACTTCTTATCGCGAGCGCGAACAGAAATCTTGCTTCGGTCTTCCTTTGAAACAACCGCACTAACAAACCCTGTATCAGTAAATAACCACATAATTACTCTCTTCCACTCAAGATGGCAGATGAAATTGCTACTGCACCAAATGCCATCACAAAATTTGGTGAATTTAATACCGCAGACAACACCGCACCAGCGCTTGCGAGCGCCGAGACTAATGCTGTCCAAACAATGTTCTTAGGCATTGGTGACAACCCTTCTATCAGGACGAGTTCTACCCACTAGACGCTGTGATGGGTCACGAAACTCGATACCACCTGCTCTAATGGCTTTTCTCGCTGTTCTATAAGCGACGCCGAGTTGCTTTGCTACAGCCTCAACAGCCATACCTTCCACATACATCTTCGCTGCTTCTTCAGCCAGACGCTGACTCTTCAATTTTTACTCCTCATCTCTTGGTCTTTGAATTGCTGACTTTGGGTCAAATCCCATGTCCCGCATCTTTCTTTCTAACTCTTGCCCGCCTTCTTCCCCAGAAACAGCACGACCTGACTTCCAAGTAAATGGCGTTGTATCTCCCATCGGTAAAACCCAGAGGTGATACTGATTCGCACCATCAACCAACATGGCTTCAGGTGGGAAAATCTCTATTGCTTCTCGTTGCTTGCCCGCAAGTTCGTTCTTGATGCGTTGAAAATGACGCCAATCTCGAACAGCCTTGCGTTGCTGATGTCTGATACTTAGATGAATAGGTCCATCTTCTCCTTGATGAGGTATCAACAGCGTTTTGAATACAACATAAAACCTGTTCTGCCACATTGTTTCGCCTTCGCCCAGCAAATCAGGTCTTGGATTCCCATCGACCATCGGCATCGCTTCAACGAACTCGTCCCAAATCGGCGCAGTTGTGCCAGCTTTTTTACCCTTTGCCATCACTACCCTCGCTTTCTGTTGGGAAGTGGAAGGTCTTTTACATACTGTCGGCGTGCTTCCTTAGTTGGCAACGCATCTCGTTCTGCTAGTTGCGCATCTGTCATAAAGGCAAACTTCAGTAGGAAGTCCGCAAAGTCTGTATCTGAAATCAAATCAAGGTCTTGTCCAAATCTTCCTTTACGCATTACTTGGTCTCCTTTGGAAAGTGGCACTCAATCAAATCGCCCCAGCAATAGCCATTTTCTGTCCACCACAAATTGGCAGACACCTGCCACACCGCAAAAACAACTACGGCGAGCGCCACAGAGAAGAACACATTACGGCGCACCACATACTTGCGCTCTTGCTTCCACTTAGAAGTTTCTGCTAGTCCAATGAACTCAATCGCTTTGTCGAACATTTTGTTTCCTTTCGTCATTTTGTCTTACTGGATAAGTTTATTACATCTTCCTGCATTTTGTCAAACTATCGGCGTGTCGCTTTTCTACGCAAGTTCCACACATAGAGAGCGTGAAGGATTTCCTGCACCATCTCTAGGAAGGTTAGTTCCTGTCGGCGATTACGGCGACGGCGTGGCTTTAGGCGCTTGTATGTGCCATAAACCGCACTATCAGGTAGTCCTCGCATTGTCTTTCCTTTCGTCGTTTTTTCCTTACATAGATAACTTTATACGAAAGTGCAGGAAAGTCAAGTCCAAATGCAGGAAAATAAAATAATTTTTTGTGAGAAAGACCACAGGCAAAATGTCCGATTTTTAGTGACACTTTCGAGGCTAAGGCGTATTGGTGGTTTTAACTTCCAAATAACTTTAACGACTTGGCTGATGACACTCGTCTTGCTGAACAGAAATCAACAACTGACCACCCGTGTTAGGTTCCAGGCTTGTTGCAATCTCCAGCGAGCGCCGCACAGCAGCACGCACTGAAGAAACGGAGAATTTTTTACCCTGGAGATCAGCGTGCAGCGATCCAAGAGCGTAAGCTCCGCCAGATCCAAATGCGTAAATTCCAGATGCGTCCCTTGCCCAGTCATAACCAGAGCCAATCTCATAGACCGCACCGTGCACAACGCAGAGAATTGTTGAGTCTTGATTACCCTTCTCGCCATACTGCACCTCATCAAACAAGGCTTTGAGTTCAGGTATAAATTTAGTTGAGATGAATTTATCCAGCCTATTGCCAGAGCAATTCATAGGCGGCACAGGTGGCTTAAACTGATAAGCAAGCAAGTTAATTGCCCGCATGTCACCCGCGGCCCCTAACAAGAAGGGCCCATTTTTTACTATCTTTGGATTATCTTTTGGAAGGTAGAAAATCCTGTCATCTTCAGTTACTTGGCTGTCGCAACCAACCACAGACCAATGAGGTCCTTGCACAGCCACCATCGTTGTCATCAGTAATCCCAGAGCATCTCTCTAAGTAGTTCGTCATACTCAGTTCCTAGATGAGCGTGCCTCTTTGCAGAAACATCTTCTTCCTCAATGAGTGTGTCTAAATCAAGGACAGCCGTGTAGCCCTCTTCATCAAACATAATTACAAGTTTTACTCTTCCATCATTTGTATCATCAACCAATGCGGCAACAAACTTTTGCCCATCTGAGTTGGTGTGGACTGAGGAATCAAGAATCTCTATTTCTGACATACCTCAATCGTAAACCTCTTTTAGGGGTGTGATAGGAAGGCACGCAGGGACACCTCTTCCCCGCATAGGGTGTGCAGGAAAGGGTGCGGCAGGGGGTAGCAATCCCGCCTCATCAGCTCGGCGAGCGCGGAGCTCCAGCACGAGCTGGAGTTCTAGAATAAAACAAATTTTTACCCTTGATTTGCCGCAGCTACTCCTCTACAACCCCAATTTCATTGGAAACTGACTCCAAGTCCCACCCGTAGTGACCCAACATAAATTGCTTTGCCAATCTAATGGCAAACTCGTCGTCGTCTTCTCCTTCGGCACGCAACTTCTCATCTAGGACAACTGTCGTCATCATTGAAAAGTAATCGCCAACAAACAAAACTGTCCGCGAAAGAGTTATTGAGTCAATCGTTCCCATCTCACTCATTTTTACCCTCTAACTCCTTTATTAACTCAACAACATCTCTTGTATCAACTTCGTCATCAGGGAGATAGTTCATCTGCAAGTGATTTACAAGGTCTCGAACTTTCATCTTTTTTCTTTTTCTCCCCAACCTATAACTCTGAGTAGATTTCACTTCTCCAGTTTGAGTGAAGCCAACAGAATAACTTTTCTTTACTCTTTTGTATCTATTAGAAACTCCACCCGTAGTTTTGTATCCAAGAAGCACCGCAAGTTCTGCTGCCGAAACTCCTCGCTCAATCTCCTCTACAAGAAGTCTGTCAAACTCTAAAACTTCAGGAGCATCTCTCTTCAACCCTCTTGCTTTTTCTCGTTGAAGTGGTCTTAGTTCTTGTAGTCTCGCAACTACTTTTTCATCTGCTTTTACCATTTTTACTTCTCCTGCTCTGCTAGATACTGTGCAATCTCTTCTTTTGTAGTTCCTGTTGCTTCTTGAAACCGCACCCACAGGTCGCCTGTTGTTGCATACATTTCCATCATTGCAAACAACTTATCCATTGAATAATCTTTGTGGTTCTTGTGCTTGTTAATTCTTTCTTGAAAGAAAGTTAATAACATTGCCATACCCATTGCAGATAGTTCTGCTTCTTTTTCATTTAGTTCTATTGTTGCCATTTGAGTTGTCCTCTCGTCATTTTTAGGTATACACGGAGCAACATCTTGTTTCCGACCCTCTAGAGTCTTAAGTCGTTCAGGTGACCACTGCTGAACTCCGTGTATGAAAGAATCATTTCACTTCCCTGCATTTCTGTCAAGTTTATTTTTCAGCGTGTCGCAAACTTTTTGCGAGCGCCACCACCACCACCGCACCCACCACCAAATAATCCGTGCATCATTGAAAAGTTATTTGGAAGTCCTGGTGCAGGAAATTGCTGCTGACCTGGAATTTGCTGCCGCAGCTCCCGGAATTTTTACCCCTACATCTGAGCAAAAGAAAACCCCCCGCATTTCTGCGAGGGGCTTCTCCTAATTGGGGGGTTAGGTTTTACTTAGCGACTAGCACCACATACTTGCTAAGAGTCTGTGTTGCTTCGTATGCCTCTGGGAAGGCGGTCTTTAGGGCTTCGGTGTCAATACCGCGACGCTCGCGGTGTGATACTTCAAGACGGAGAGTTCCATCTGGTAGAAGTCCCTGTGTCGCCTCACCAAGATAATTCTTGATTTGTGCCTCTAGTTCCTTCTTTTCTTTTTCCATCTTTGTGATGAGGTCACGCTTCTCAATAAACTGCTCAATCACAATCTGTGTTGCCTTGTCGAGATAAACCGCATTTGCTTTTGTCTCAACTGTGGTTGTTACTTCTACTACTGCTGGTGTTGCTACTGTCTTTGTAACTGTTGCCTTAGACATAACTAAGACTCCTTTTCTTTTCGTCATTTCTCTCGGAGACTTCCTCAGAGAGGTTCTCAGGTTTCCCTGATAGATAAAACATTACACGACCTTCCTGACATCTGTCAAGTCAAGTCAAGCACTTTTTGGTAACGATTTGGTAACAACTTTTGATGCTTGATGGGCTACTCCATCTGCACAAGTGAGTTCGCCAAAGGCATCTACCCACCCGAAGTCTTGATGAAGTTCCCAACCGCATCTGGCGCAGACGCTTCTTAGCATTTTCCGCACCCTGCGTGATGAGTGTAATCACTTTCCTTGATAGAGAAGGGCGCACCGCATCTCCAACAATGTATGTAAATAATGACGGGCTTTTTAGTCGCCATTTCTACTCCTTTCGTCGTTTGAGCCTATTGTTGCACTTTCCTGCATCTGTGTCAAACATTTCCGCTGGGCGTGTCGCCTAGTGGTGAAAACTCACCGCAACTAGGAATTGCATCTCAGGTGCAAGTTCGCAACGCTCTCTGAAGGCTTTGAGGTTCGCTGACCAAATCTCCAAGTCATAGACGCCTGTGTCCATAGTCCAAGTATCTTCCAAGAGGTTTGCAAGTTTGCGTAGTTCATAGGTTCGGAAGTCATCTTCCGTAAAAGAATACCCTGGCCGAAACGGATCGTAATTCTCAACTGCTTTGGCGAGATCGAAATTTTTTACCCGGTCGTAGTATCTTTTCAGATCAGCTTCGCGGTAATCAAGGAACTCCTTGAACTTTAACTTGCCAATGGTCTCCGCATAAGAAACTGCTGACTTACCATCAAACTCCTCAACAAGGTCGTGGTAGTCCGACCAACTAGGAGAACCATCTCCAAGCAAACTTGATACAGAACTCGCTGCGTCTTCTGCTGTCTCTGCTTCAACCAACATCAACTGAATAACTCTTGCCATCGTCGTTTTCTCCTTGTCGTTATTTTTACCCGTTATAGGGATACGTTTTCAATCTTCAGCGCATTGTCTTTCTCTTCTTGCAACCAAGCAACCGCGCTTTGTACCGCATCGAAGATGTCGTGGCTTACCGCATCAAGATGCTCGCCATCGCAATACAAATCGAACCAACTGTTATTAACAACGTCCAAGTCACCGCTGTCGGTTGCCTCGTTGAGTTTCTCATCGGTGTCATACCCAGCCCGTATTAAATCCGAGCCATCTCTATAACGCCCGTC